AGTCCCTTTATCATTATCAAAAACTTTAGAGTACGTAGTAGAGAAAGAAATGAAACGTTTAAAAAAAGGAAAAACAAATGGCAATGGAAAAACCGATTAAGGCAGTGTGTCCAACATGTAAGGGAAACGGTTATACTGTGATACCTTATAAATTAGCTAAGAAACACGAAGTAATACAGTGTACAGTGTGTGATAGCCAGGGAGAAATTGATGCAAATAAGATTGATGACATTATTATTGATTCTGATGGTATTCACAGGTTGCAGTAAGTTTGAATTTAATCCGTACACAACGGTTCTAAGACAATTAATGAAAGGAGATAAATGAAAAAACTAACCATAAGCAGCAGTAATATTAGTTTAAAACAATGGAATATTTTATTGTTAGAACTTAATATGATGGTTAAGGCCTGGAAACCTTATGCTGCATTAAAATTAGAATCTCCTGGAATTAAAAAAGTTATAACCTGGGGCACTAAACGTTATGACCCACAGGATAATAAATGAGGTATTTTTATGAAAACATTAGTAATTTTAGTTTTGTTGTTCAATGGAACGTTGCTGCAAGAGAAAATAATCTTGCCGGTAAAAACGGATGTACACAACTGTCTCAACTATGGAGAAATGTATGTTAGGTCCATTACAACTTACAAACAATCCGAAGATGGCAAAAGAAATGGACATTATCTAAATGACAAACGTGGTACCATTCAAGGTTATTATTGCGAATAAAACTTGTACCAAGTGCGAGACAAAATTTCCTGCTACTCCTAAATATTTTTGGAAGGGTGGAAAAAATAATAAACTAGGTTTATCTTCTTGGTGTATTCCTTGTGATAGACTTAGGGGTAGAGTTTACAAATATAAAAATGCTACTGCCCTAAGAAATGCTGATAATAAATATATTAATACAGAAACCGGTTATCAAAAAGATATTATTAATGGTATTTTTAGTAGAGGACGTAAGGACCCGTCTAAAACTAAAAGATTTATATGGGTTCCAATAATTACAAAAGAAAGAGTCTTTGAACTATTACATATACACTACAGAAAAATGAAAAAGAAATTTCCTGGTAGTGACGGTAGACTTTGTGAGTATTGCAAGGAGCCATGGACTTATATCAGGCGTCTAGGGACTAGGAACCAGGGCCGACAAAAACGTGGAGCAAGCATTGAAACAAATTTCTCTGTTGACAGACTCGATACAACATACACTTATCAAGAAGATAATATTGTGTTCTGTTGTGCCGGCTGCAATTTACGAAAAAACCAAGTTAGGATTGAAGACATGGTAAATATAATGAATGTGTGGATGGAAAGGAATGCAATTAAATGACATATATATTGAAGTTTATCTATCATTGGTCAACAATGTTGACTAGTTGGTCATGGCAAAAATTATACGGTGATAGAAAAAATGGTTACGGCTACAGAAAGAAGAATAGAAATGACTAAAGAATATGATCAATGGGGTTATGAGGTTAATAAAAAACCTAACATAGGTAAATTGTTAAGTAAAGTTGTGCATGATTGGGAAAAAGAAAGAAATAGTTTTGATAAAAAGTTTTGGAAAAAAGCAACATCAGGACAAGCAGGTATGTTTCTTATAAAATTAAACATAACTCAAATAAGAGAACTCAATAAAGGTGTTAAGAAAAAATATTGGTCTAAACTATATAAGGAGATTGAAAACCAATACACTGAAGATTGTATTAAATTAGAAGAGGCTGAAAAAATTGAGAAACATAACGCAATGAAAAGAAGGGGGTTTTTTCAATATGGGTAAAAAAGAAAAATATGATGGTAGGTCTAGACCAGCAAATAAAGCTTACGATCAAGGTTGGAATAGAATCTTTAAGGCTGGTGTAGTAAACGATAAGGTAAAAGTAGAAGACTTAACAAAAATCTTAAAAGATGTAGAAAAAAATTATGATGCATCTGAGGATTTAAAAAAAATAGAGGATAGAAATGGTTTCTAATGTAGACACAGTATTAATTTATGCAAAAACTGAATTACCTGCTGCTGATTGTAAGGTTAAATTTACAAATAAACATGGTAAAGAATATGAGGTAGAGTTAACAAGACTTATACAAGTTTTTAATAACAACATTTGGGAAAATAAAAAAAGTGTCTGATAAAAAAGAAAAATTTGATAAAATACAACAAGAACAACGTGATCTTAATGAAAGTTATCAGCAGTCTAAACGTAATAAAAAAGAACGCCAGGACATTATTAATACTGTTTTAAGTAGTGATAAGAAAGCTGATTTAGTTACCACGATACTTGAACGTAAACGGAGAGAGATGATAATTGAAAAAGAGAATGAAGAATACTTAAAAGAAATACAGAAAAAATTATAATGAACTGGAATAAACTCTATCATTACCCGCCTTGTACACGTAGTACAACCGATGGCCTTAGGACCTATGAGGTAGGTAAAGAAAAGTTACCAAGTGTTACAACTATTTTAAAAGCTACAGAATCTGACGAAAAAAAGGCAGCACTCGAAAAATGGAAAAAACGTGTGGGCGATATAGAGGCGGAGAGAATTAGAGACACGTCTGCTGCACGAGGGACCAACATGCATTTACATTTAGAAAAGCATGTACTAGGTGAAGGACATTTAGATCTAACTCCTGGTGGACATGTAGCTAAAACTATGGCCGATGTCATTATTGAAAAAGGATTAAAAGATATGTCTGAGATATGGGGCAGCGAAGTTACGTTATACTACCCCGGCAAGTACGCAGGACAAACAGATTTGGTTGGTGTTTACGACTATGAAGATAGTATTATAGATTTTAAACAGTCTAATAAACCCAAACAAAAACAATGGATTGGAGACTATTTTATGCAGTTAGGCGCTTATGCGATGGCTCATAATCAGGTTTACAATACCGACATAACTCAGGGTGTAGTTCTGGTATGCACTCCCGATTATCATTTTCAGAAGTTTACTGTAAGTGGTAAGGAGTTTATTAAATATCAAAACCAGTTTTTAGAAAAGGTGGACAAGTACTATGAACAGAGAAATAATTGAAGCAGTAAGTAAAAGACAATTTAAAGAGATGATGGAAGCTGAGAAAGAGTTGAAAAAATACTTGAATGCAGACACAGGCGGCAGGCCTCAAGAAGCTCAAAAAGGTATATTTATACGGATTGAAGGGATTTTAACCAACATGGTGAGGTGCCAAGATCGTATTATGCTGTTGCAGCAGCTGACAGAGGAAAGTGAAAAACCAAAAAGTGAGTAAAACCGCGGTTGATCACCTCCCTATAGTAATCTGAGAATAGTTAAATCACTAATTCGGTGTTTTAAAAGAGAGGTGATCTGGTGATGAGGTGATCAGCCTTTAATACCAACGGTTTTAGAGAGCATAGGGGCCGTGAAGAACTTTTTGATTCAAAAAACAGAAAAAAAACTATAGAAATGCTATAGGGGTTGGGATATGATAGGTAGAAATAAGAACTGGACCGGTCCTTCTGACTGGATTAAAGAGTTCAACAGAAAACACAACCCGGGTTTCTACTATGGCAAAAATAAAAAAACGAACCAAAAGAGTTATAAAAAACAAGAAGGTAATACCGTTAAATACAAAATCTTTAGGCAATCGGATTGGTGATTACCCATTTGTAGAAATAGAATGGCAAGATATTGAAGGTGATGGAGGCTGGAGTAATTTAAAAGAATTGAATAGTTCTAAGTTACCTATCTGTGTATCTAAGGGGTATTTATTAAGTCAACACAAGGGTGTCACAAGAATATTCAGTGACTACATTAAATCAAAAGATCAACCAACGTTTGATGATATTGGAAGTACCACTATTATTCCTACGTCAGTGATTGTTTCAATTAAAAAGTTATTAAACTAAAGGTAGTTTAGGTTTTATATCTTCAGGTTTATCTTCTGTCTCATCAGCTGGTGATTCTAATAACACCGCGTTATCTTCTTTAATAGTTTTAATTCTATTATCTAGTTCTTCTTCAGTTAGGTCATCTAGTTTACCTGTACGTACAATTTTTTGATCAAAGTAATAACCACCCACTTGGCCTCTTGCTTTTTCTGCTACTGTTGCGGCTGAGTATGATCTATCTTTCAATGCCTGATCTCTGATTCTACCTAGTTCAGTCAAATGTCCTCCATATGATACACCATATTTCTTATTACGCTCATCTCTTAGAATTCCAATATATTTTGTTACCATTGGGTATAATTTTGGGTTCTGTAGTTCTGATGCTGTAATTCGAGCTCTATCCTTTTCATAACCAGCTTCCTCTGCTGCTTCATAAGCATATTTTCTACCTTCAAAAAATATCAATGCTTCTGCAAATTTTGTCTGCATTGGTGTAAGTTTTGGTAAAGGCCCTCTTTTTTTCTTTTTTACTTCCATGGTTGACAATATAATTAGATTATCTTATAAAGTCAATTGATGAAAGACGAAGATAAAACATACGAAAATGAAAGGAACCACGTGAGCCAAACAATTAAAACTGTATTGAGTCCTCTGACTCATGCAAGAAATGTAGCTAGTGCAGCTGTATTTAATCAAAAAGGACCTAATGATCTTGAAGAACAGATTGCTATGTTAACGAAACAAAAAGAATATATGCAAAAGAAATGTAGAGAAGCAGGAGCTGCTATTTTAGATCTTGAAAGCCAAATCAACGAGTTAAAAAGAGACAACTCATTACTTGCTATGGATGTTGCTACTCTTACAAATAGATTAAGAGACGCAGGATTTTAATGTTTAAAGGAAGAGACCTTATGCCGTTGTTAGATAAATTCTTGGGACCTAAACAAAAAACTAGTGTGACCCAAGATGCTAGAGTTCAGGTTAGAACTCCAGACGGAAGACATTTTGATATTGTTGGTGTGAATTTAGTTGAAAATAAAATTTTAGGTGCTAGAGAATCACATCGTTTAGTAATTAATACACATGAAGAAGTTGCCAAAATGGGCAAACCAAAACTCATCCTGTAAGATTTTGTTACGGCGGTTATTTAGTGAATCCTGAAACAAAATTATGGCATGAAGTTAAAAAACATTTACGAAAAATTAGCTGGACTCGGATTGAAAACTCTAGCGTATTGGGTACTCCTGATCTATTGGGGTATAATAGTAACGGCGTCTTTTTCACTGTTGAACTAAAAGTTACTCCCGTAACATCGCGTAACAAAATTCGTTTCAGTGCTCATCAATTATCGTTCCACGTGAAACATCCTAAGCGTAGTTTCATTTTGGTTTATAAGCAAAACCCCCTCTCTCAGGGGACTTACCATTTGTTTCCAGGTTCT